ACCGCCGCTTTGATGGTGTATGGCTTAAAGCGTTTTGGGCTGACTGATTTTCTTGCGTCGATGATCATTTTTCAAACTCCATGTTTTATATTTAACACCCTTTATATTACATAAATAGCCGATGCAGTAAACGAACAAAAACCCTAAATCATATGTTATCCATCGTAATTCTTGACCGTTTTTGTCAGGAACCCCCTAAGCCCTTGGTCTCTCTCTCTTTTCTTCATTAATAGTAGTCTTAATATGTTATATAGAAAGAGAGGGAGCGGCAGGGAGGGGCGGAAAAACAGTCTCTTGTAACAATGTAAGATAACTGTCTTTTTTTGGTGTATCTAGGGACAGGTATTTAAATGGGTATCTAAATGCAGAGCGTTCTAACTAACTATCAAGGGATAAGATGTGGAAAATCAGTGGCTTACGTGATTTTTTGGGCCAATTTGAAAAGATAAGATTACTAAGATGCGATCCAATGATTTCAAAGGGTTAGAAAAAACGCACAAAAAAACCCCGCTGCCAATCAAGGCAACGGGGACCATTTTCGCCGACCTGAAATCAGTCAGCCGGAAACCAACTCACGACCTTTTTGCCGCGATAGGTGCGAGGCCCAATCCGCTGCACAGCCATGCCGCGTTCCTCAAGCTTGGTCAGAACCCCGCCGATCTGTTCCGCTGACAGCTTCAGCATGTTCGACAGGACCGCCACAGACACGCCCTTGTCAGGGTCCAAGCGAGCCAGAATGCGAGCCGCTATGGCCTCTTCAGGGCGGGTCTTGGCGTGGTCATTCGCAAAAACAAGCCTGACCTTCCCGTCCAGTTCTGCCAGCACATAAGCAAACGCCCAACGCACATGCTCAACGGTTCGCTCCTCGTCTGCCATCGCCAAAATGAAGCTGATCTTGCCGATCATTTCGAACGCGCGCCGAACCATCGCAACCGACGCCTCGCCCGTTTCTTCGTTGGCGTCGTCTGCATACTCCATCAGCCAATCAAGGATGTCGTCAAGCATCGCGTCCGCGTCCGGCCTTGTCGGGACCGCAACCCTGTCCCCGCGAAACTCAACAGGCCCGTTGTCCTCCTGATCCCTGCCCGTCATCGCCCAAAGCTTCATTTGCATCGTCAGCGGCAAATCAGGCCGCTTGAAGCCCTTGCGCGGGCGGGGATTGATGTTGGGCTCATTGACGATGATCGCGCGGCCAACAAGGCCCTGCGTGGCTGTCTCGCCATCCATGACGCTCTCAAAGGTGCTTGGCGTCGTGTAGCCCATGAGCGACAGGAAAGGCCGCTCTAGCCCCTGATCTGTCATTTGCAGCATCTTCAGCGCCCGCTCCTCGCCTTCAGCGTCGTCGTTGTCTTTGGCGCGCGCAAGCTGTGCCAGATACAACTTTTTCAAATCGCGCTTAATATCGCCCCCAAGCAACACCCTGCTGTTCGCCTTCGAATACGTCGCCATGATCGCGCCAAAGATGCCCTCAAGGTAAGCCGCGCCGCCGTTGCCCTTCTGAGCGTTGCGCACCTTCGTCAGAAAGATGCCGATTTCGTCGATGTTGTAATAGCTGGCCTGCTGGTCGATCACGTTGCGCATGATCTCTTGCTCCGATTTCATCGCCCCATGAACCGCACCTTGAATGCGGGCGGCTATGTGCAAATCAGCGAATGCCTGCATCACCGCCTCCTTGCCGGTCGATGATGCCGCAACACAAAACGCAATCATGTTTGAGGTCATCCCGTCGCGAGGATCTTCGTATTTCAGGCCGCCGATGTTGCCGACCGCGCAGATCGCAGATGCCACAGCAAGACGCCTTCGCGGGTATCTGCATTGACTGTCTATCCAATCAGCAACACGGCCAACGAAGGCAGGCGGTCGCGTCATGTCCAAGTCATCCACCTTGCACGGTAAAGACCGGCCCTTTACACTTTCGATTTCCGGTTTTTCTATGTCGAAATCGTTGTGCTTCGGAATGTGAAATTCAAAGTCCGAAAAGTCTGTCGCATCATCCATTCTGTTTCCCTACCCATTTTGCAAACGCATCCCGCGAAAGCAGGTCCATGCCGTTGAACGCCGCAGCGCCAAGGCGTTTTGCAGCTTTGTTCGTCAAGCCGCTTTTTTCAAGTTCAAGCAACGCCGCGACCATGTAACTTTCAAGTTCCGGCTGCGTGGCGTATGCAGCCCAATTCTGAGCGTCATCCCGAACGCGCTCTTGTATTAGCGGAACGTCGGGCGAGCCCGCGCCGTGAAACTCAAGCCAATGCGTGACCGTGGCAAGCGTTGTTTCGCGGTTGTGCGCTAGGCATTGATTAAGGCCGCGCCATAGCAGGTCGGCTGCGTGTTCCTGTGGTGTTTGTTCGGTCATTTCTTTTCATCCCTGTCGTCAAGAATTTCGTTGATCTGGTACGCCCGCAAGGGCGGCGTCTTCAGGCCATTTGTGGACCGCCTGCGGCCAAATATCCAAAGCATCAGCGAGCGCCTTGACGCTGCCGAAAGCTTCTATCGCGTCAACTTTTTTCATCTTTCTTGCTCCATTGCATTCAACCTATGTTGACAACTAAAGTAGAATGCGCGATTGTGCAAGTGCGGTGTTTGAAGCGTGTCGCCGCCACGCATGACCAACGGTCAAACAACAAAGGAGAATGCCTTGAGTATTCTTGAGCAAGCATCTGTGCCTGAAATGGGGCCGCAGATCATTACCATTTGCGGCGACGCAGGTTTGGGTAAATCCAGCCTTGCAGCCACATTTGAAAAGCCGATTTTTGTGCGCTGTGAAGATGGCGTGTCACGAATTCCGGCAGCCTTCCGGCCCAGCGCATTGCCGCCAATCCGGTCAGAAGACCAGCTTTGGGAACAACTGAAGGCGCTGGTTCACGATGAGCATGATTTCAAGACAGCCGTCATTGATACTGTGTCGGCTGCCGATCGCATGTTTGTGCAGTCGATCTTGAAAACGGACGGCAAAGCCAAAAGCCTGAACCAAGCCCTCGGAGGATACGGCGCTGGTTTTTCAGCCCTTGCGGCGCGTCACCAGCAAGTTCGCAACGCCGCAGAGTTGATGCGGATCAAGCGCGGAATGAATGTCATTTTCTTGGCTCATACTGAGGTCGGCACAATGCGCCTTCCCGATCAAGAAGATTTCAGCCGGTACAGCCTGCGGATGACCCACGACAAGAGCCTGCCGCCGTATCTGGACGACGTGGACGCGGTTGGCTTCCTGCGCCAAGTCATGGTCGTGAAAGGCGACGAAGGAGAGCGCAAAAAGGCGATCAGCGGCGAAGGCCGCGAATTGGTGATGCACGTCACCGCCTCGAACGTGTCAAAAAATCCATACGGCATCAAAGCGCCTGTGGCAGTTGAACTGGGTGTAAACCCTCTTGCAGAATTTATGAAAGGATAAGCAGATGTCATTTTGGGATTTGTCAGACGGCGAAACAGCAAAGAGCGAGAGCAAGGAATTCGAGGTTCCAGCAGGTAATTTTGACCCCATACCCGACAACAGCGACGTGCTGTCAGAGATTAAGGGCGTGAAGTGGAACCACCCCCGCGACAAAGCTGTGCGCTTTGTTGAGATCAACTGGCGCATCATTACGCCCGAACAGTTCAAAAACCGCGAAGTGTTCCAAAAGCTTTGGGTGCAGGATTTTGACCCCAGCGCCAAGAGCGAAGAAAAGGCCAAGACCAAGCGGGACAAAGCGCGGCAAATGCTGGCGACCATTGACGCAAACGCCAAGGGGCAGTTGATGGCTTCAAGCGAAGCGCCGACAGATGACAGCTTGGCCCTTGCGTTGCAGGGCGCGCAAATGGTCATCAAGTGCATGATTTGGGAAATGCCGGACCGCGAACGCCATGGCGAATTCATTCGTGGAAATTGGGTGAGCGCGATCAAGCCCAAGACTTCAGACCTTCATGTGGGGGAAGAGAAGCCAAAACCCAAGGCTGCCGCTGAAACGCAGGGCCGCAGTTTCGATCTGGATGACGACATCCCGTTTTAATCTGAACAACCACTAGACCACGGCGCGAAGGCATAGCGTGACAGCATGGGGCCGATTAGCCTGAGAATTCAGAGCCGCGCCGTGGTCATTTTTTGACAATAAACGGGAAGGAATGAAAATGGAACAACGATCAGAAGAATGGTTTGAGGCGCGGCGCGGTCGCGTGACAGCAAGCCTTG